AGGCTACTGATATTGAGTTTGATGCTACTGAGAATGCAGATACATTTCCACTTCTGTCTACTCTTGTAAACTTAAAGGTAAATGGTCCTGTGACTCCATCTGGCGCAGAGTATGTAAACCCTCCATTAATTGTAGCAATGGATCCTACTTTAGTGTAGGCTCCTCCTGAAGAAACATAAACATCTACTCTGTTAAAATCAATTGGTGTTGCGTATAAAGTCTCTACCCATTTTACATACACCCCGCCCATAACGGATTCAACAACGGGCTTGGATGGAACTGGCGGAGGAACAATATCTCCAACTACTGTGTAGTTAAATGCTCCAGACCATTCGCCGATTCTTCCATCGTTAGCCTTGGGCCTAAATCTAAAAGCCCAGGTTCCAGGAGTAAGTCCAGATATATTCTTTTTTACTGGCATTAAATATCAAATCCCAGTCTATACTCAATATCAAATGGGACTCCACCTTCAACTACAAGTGGTGTTGTTAAAATAGATCTACTTACAAGTATTGCTTTATCAACACTTGAGTACTGATCAAATCTCATGGCGTCCATTGTTACTGTTGATGCAGAAGCTCCAGAAGAAACTGTAATAGTAAGTTCCTGGGTATTTTCAATATTTGGGTCGCCAACACGAGAAAGCTGGGCAACGTTTATCGTAACGATATTATAACCAAGAGCTATTGATGCTGCTGGAATGGTGTATTGGAAGTAGTTTAAACTATCTACGGCCATCTTAACTCCAAGAGAGTTGGGTACTGAGCCAGATACATGGAATGCAATTTTTATTTTATCTGATGATATTAGGTATCCCAGTGGTGTTGCGTTATACCATGTTGACTGCTTTGTTGATGATGAAGGAACAATAAACTCTAGCCCTGAGTCACCGACTCTAAGTCTTGGCGTTCCCTCTAAATCATTACTGTGTACAGAAACTCCAGTAGATAGCTCCCATGGTTCATAGTCTGGGTCAAAGGAGGCAAATATTTCTGGGTTATCATTTATATCATTAAGAACTGACATGTTGACGCCTCCGACAGTTGACAATCCAGATTCATAAACTACACCTTTAAAAGTAGATGGAAGTGTTGTTCTAAAAACAATTTGTGTGGGAGTCTGTGTATAGTCTACAGTTTTAAACTGGACTGGTGTTGGAAACATTTCAAACCCTACAAATTCATCTGTTGCTAGTGGGGTAGAAGATCCACAGCCTAATACTATTCTTGAGCCATACTCAGAATTTTGTCTAGATAAATAATTAATTATCTGCTCTTTGCCATTATTGGTAACAATGTTTGTTGAGCGAGCAACCTCAATTCCATCTTTATAGAAGATATATTCCCCTTTAAGAGATTTTAATGAATTCAACGTCATAGTCGTCAGCTCCTTTTACATCGTTTAGTGTTGCAGTAACATTTGCTAGATATGTTCCATCTCCAGTAAATGAACCTTCTTGCTCGAATAACACTGAAGTTACGGAGCCAAGCTTTTCTTCCTCTTCGCTATCCTCATCCTCAAAGTCTCCGACCAAATTGGGGTCATCGACAACAGAATCGACAGCATCTACTGTTAGTAGACCATCCTCAGTTCCCTGAGTTTGTATAGTTAAATATCCAAAAGGGTCTTTTTGGGATTTACCACCTACCAGATCGACATCTAGGTCATCTGGTGCAAATAGCTCCTCGTCGCTTTTTACGGTTCTATTGCCGTAATTTACCTTTTTGTTTGTCATACTACTTCCTGCAGTCTAATGCTAGTGGATATACCATTGCTAAATGACTGGCTTATACTAGTAATTATAAACGAATGTGATGAATAAGACAAGCCTAGGTCTGGATAGGATATATCAACTGTGTCACCTAGCTGAACTAAGGGATTAGTAAATATCTCTATATCAAGGATAACTGGGTCATTTGTCTTGCCCGCCTTGACTATTGCAGAATTGGTCTTAATAAACTCAGCAATATCTTTAGCCTGAGATTCAGACTGAATCCATTCGCTATCTATCTCAAACTTGGAGTCGTCGCCGCTAGATTTTGATACAGTAGTTTTATACTCTTTTGGCTCAAACTTCTTTAGGGTATATCCAAGGAGCTTCGGGTACCCAGCCGCTGCTGTGCCAGGAAATGAACTTGAGATATCCAATGGCTCGTTTGTTTCATTAACTGCAGCAATTTTTGCTCTAAATGAATTTGACTCAAGTATCGTTGCTCCGTATTGAGATACCGATGCTCCCGCTGCAATCTTGATTGGAGATCCTGGAGGCTGAGTGTAATCAAATTCTTCAATTCTAATTTCTCTAATGTGTGGGTAGAATTCATAATAGTCATAATCATTCTCTAGACTATTCTTACTAGGAACCCCTAGGCTTCCCGCTGCAATTACCTCAGTCATAAATCCTCTAATTGAGTCTGCAAAGAATGAGCCATCTTGAAGCGTGGACTCGTCATTTGCCCCCCATGCTGCAAACTTTGAAAAGAATGCGGTGCTATCTCCACGAACAAAACATCCGCCGATAGTGGTCTGTGCTAATGGAGTTTTGTCTTCAACCTGAAGGACTAGCTGTCCCATGAGATAAAGATCAATCCAGTTAGTCCCACCGCTCTTAATTCTCACAACCTGAATGTCATAGTTTTGCTTCTCAACAAACGAAACGCTGTCTTTAAATATTGTGTCTGCGCCATCTCTTTTTGCACGTCCTACTGGAGCATCACAGGATCCTAAAACTTGCATAGTTCCATCTGGCTTTAACTTATAAATCATTATGCTTTTGTTAGCATCTGCCTTTTTGTATGAGAGTGTTGTTTCTTCTAGACCTAGTTCAATAAAATATCCAGATTTAGTTGACTCGTTAAAGTCAAAAAATATGCCGCCGATACTATCTATGTCTCCAACCTTCTCTGTTGGCTGTTGCTTAACAAACATCATATTGGCTTCGAATCTCTTATAGTTACTCTTTTTTAGATTAACTGACCCAATCTGAATATAGTTTCTTCTTTCTGCCTGCTTTAGTTTATCTAGGCTGCTAGCGCCAGTATCATTATCAGTACTTAGCTTTAGTGCCCTATTGCCAATATCAAACTTTGGGCTTGATAGATTTTTAATTGCGGCTGGGTTTTTAATTGCAAATTGCTTTAAAGACCAATCACCATTATCAATAGATACTGGGCTATGGGCTTTTGCAGTAGTCATAAACTGGCCACGCTTAACCTTTGTAAGCTTACCATTATGAATGATTGTTGAAATACCAGGATCTGAATTTACTAAAGACTGATACTCTTCTGTTGTAGATATATCTTTAAGCTCTTGTGAGCGTCCATCCTTATAAGTTATTTTAAACTGAGTAGCACCATAATAAATAATTTCTCCATTTAGATAAAAGTATCCAGACATAAGCGGTAGTCCGTATAGCATTTTATAAATTGGCTCTTTGTTTTTTTCAAGAACTTGGTATAGTTCTGGTTTTTGAATATCAATTTCAGTGGCTGTTGCTGTTATGGCATACATAAGTGGTACTGCTCCAAGCACCCAGGACTTATCTGGCGCCCATAGTACTGTTGCATATGTAGAGCCTCTAAACATTATTGCCTCAGTACTCTTTCCAGTACTTGCAAGGTTATAGGAAGTTAGTATGTCGTTTTGAGTTTCAAACGATCTTCTAGAATACTTTACAGACAAAGATCCCACTCTAGGCTTTGCTGATTGACCGACATTAATAATATTTGGAACTAAAGTTCCATCTTGAGCATAAGTTAGCTTTTGCTCTACCGTTGCTGAATCTAAAACAGACTTTCTTGATTTGAATACGGGTCTACCGTACTCATCAAAGTAAAGGACACACTGATGGGAGATACATAATTGCTGTAAAGCTTCCCAGAATGTCTCTTCCTTGCTCATCCAGAATACGGGTATGTTATCTTTATCATCAGCGTTTGCATCTAGTATAAGTTCATTTAGTCCAATCCCATCAAAAGCTACACGCATCAATTTATTAATTGAATAGTTAAATCCAATCACCATATCAGGAGCTTGTGTTTGCTGAAGAACCTTTGCCATATCGTAGCAGTTAGCAGTAGCTGATTCGCTTGCTGAAATTGACCATGAGTCAACGTATCCAGTAAATTGTGGAATTTCTGTAGCATCAATTATTGAGAATATCTTTACACCAACACGCTTATCCATAAGACCGTAGTATTTAGCATCAGTCTTCTCATAGCTGAAGTTATTAAAAGTATTATCAAACATTACGTCTGCTGAATTAGAGCTAATAGTTCCTACTGGCAAAACCTCGTGATCTTCGTACATTGTTTTCTGTATATCCCACGAAATGACGTCTTCTGTTATATCAACTTCTAATCTAGGAGACATTTCAATTATCTCAAGTGGTGCGTAGCCTACGTTTACTGACCCTACAAAAACTTTGATTCCTGTAATAGTCTGTGTGTTTTGAGTTATGCTTGGGGCTGTATGCTTTGTTGTAGTCCAGGCTGTACCGTTATAATAAAGAACCAACCCTCCATTTGTTATTGGAGTCGTAGATGAAAATGCTTGAACCCAGGCTCCAGATACTCTTAAGAAAACCTTATAGTCTTGAGGGATTGTATGAAATGTTTCAAACTTAACAACTACCTTGTTAACCTTTACATCTCTGTCGTAGATAGCATAAACTGATTTATTTACAGTACTTCCTGATTGTCCTTTACGAATATGTGCCCAGTACTTATAACCGTCATCCTTAGATGCAAAGTAGTTTCTTGAGGCTGCTGTTTGGCTATATGTAGTATTACCAGATGTTGAACCAGCAATTGCTTTTACAACTCCGCCGACTTTAGCATTATTATGAACAGCATACTCGCTTGGTCTGATTAGACTTACGATAGAGGTTAATGGATAAATTGATTCATAGTATTTGTTGTATACAGATGAAGACTCAATTAGTTTAAGATCTGAGGTATCGTTATCCCACTCATAAAGCTTTGTATCATCAATACCCATCTCATTAATGCCAGCAGTCACATTGTAATTCCATTCTAGAATAACCTTCTGTGATGGAGTTATATTATGTGTTGTGTCTAGCTTCGTCTTGATCGCTGGAAAATTTAACATTAAACCTCCTCTAGCGAGAGGTTCATATTCATTCTAAGATATGGTGTTGTGGCAGATGGATTTCTCTTTACGATATCAAATGAGCATGAAGCAAAATTTACTAAATATTCTTGATATGCTGTAGCAGCATCTGAGTCTATCTTCTGTGTTATCTTGATATAAAATGGCTGTGTAGTATCTAGGTAGAAGTCATATATCTGACTTGCTCCCCACCCGCCGTCAACAGTATAAGTAGACATATTAGGAAAATCATTCCAGGATAGGTCAAAGCTATGCTTTTGGGCTATTACATTTTTTCTCATCGTTCCGTTTGCAGTTCTTTGAGAGTTAGCAATTTCCTCTAGGTTTATGCCTAGAGGGGATCTATTATGATCTGAAATCTTATTATAAGCTATTACGCCAGTAGCTGGGTCCTTAACCCCAAAATAAACCAGTGAATCCTTTAGTCCATTAACTAGCCATGTCATACTTTCATCACCCTATTATCTGTTGTTCGCTTCATTACCGCACCAAGCTTCTTCTCTATTGTAGCAATAATTTCATCTGAAGAACAGCCTGGTTCTGTAATATTTATAGCACCAATCGATACAGTAATACCATTCTCATTTCTTTCACCAGCTTCACGCATGTTCTCAAAAACTCTTGGGTCAACTTGTCTTCTATTAAGTCTTTCCATATTAGCAACCCCATAGTAGTTTACAGCTCTAGCACTTTGCATAAACTCTCCCTTAGAAGCTCTTATGTAATTGGAGTCTGAAGTTGCAGTTCCCATTCCACCCATTAAGCCACCCATATGATATCCCTTAACAGATCCGCCCATCCAAAGACCTTGTGCATTCTTTGATCTTATAAGGTCATTCTTCTTTAAGTCATATCTATATTTTTCTCCAAATATAGTTACATACTCGTTGTCCTCAAAAGGCTCTCCTCTTCCAGCAGCCGCAGCAATAATTGCTTTCTTTTGATCTCCGCCAAGTGCTGAAGCAACTCCGCCTTTTCCTTCTGCTATGAGTACGTCTGCAATTGTTCCAAGTTCTGTGATGTCTTTTGGATTTTTAGATGTTCCAGCTGGAGCATTTACTCCTGCTGCTAGCGCTGCTAGTTCTGCCTTTACTGATGAGAATGTTCCCTTTAATGTTTCCATAGCCTTAGTAATTGCATCTGGGCTTAGCATCCCCTTAAACTTTGATTCAAAATTAGTATACTCTGGACTCTTAATAAACTCATCCATGCTCATACCAATCTTGCCGTTCTTCTTAAATCCCTCCATCATTGAGTTAATTGCATTATCAATATTTGTTTGAAGTTCCTTTGCCTTGTTAGCGGTATTTTTAACTGCACCAGAAGCTGAGTCTAGATTCTTAAGCTTATCTTGAAGAGCCTTCTTCTGATCATCTCTAGCAATTTCTTTTTCTGTCTTAGCCTTCTCCTCTAAAAATCTTGCAGACTCTGCCTGCATTTCCAGTTGTGCTCTAAGGGCACCTTCCATATCTCCAGAGCTTAATGCTCCAAGATAGTCTAGGGCAAGACTTCTGCGCTTTTCCTCATACTTAAGTTGAAGTTCTTTAATCTTATTAATATTGCCTTCTTTTCTGGCAATCTCATCTAGGGCATCAAGTTGTGCCTGTATAGCTTTCTTTGCAGCTTCATTATTTGGAGCGGTGCTGCCACCTGCAAACATACCTTCTAGAGATGATTTTAGATCAGCCTTAGCTTTATCTAGGGCTTGATTAGCTTGGTATAGCTCAAATGTTGCACGGATCTTCATTCCGTCAAAACCATTTACTTCTTCTAGGCTTGTTATAACTCCTTCAACACGCATCTTTAAGGCTAACATCACGTCTGCAGAATCAACACCATTTGACTGAAGCTTATCAAGAACCGTGTTCTCTGACTTTGATAGTCCCTTAATGGAAGCCTGAACTCCATTTACAACATCCTTTGTGATATTTCCAGCGGCAGATGCTTTTGACATAGAGTCTGCAAACGTAGCCATATCTTGGTTTGCTATAGCATTACTTAGAATATCAACAGCCTGCGCTGTTTGAACAGTAGTTCCATAAAATAAATTACTATCAGCAATTTGCTTTTGCTTTTCATCTAACTCTGCATAAGCAGATTCCAATTCTCTTACATACTTAATCTGCTCTTCTGTGTACTTATAGCTTTTAAGTTGCTCATTGCTATAAGCCGCCAGGCTTTTTGCACCGCCTTCGGTTAAACCAAATGACTCTGCTCTATCTGCAACACCTTGATATCTAGTTCCAGTAACAGTTCCTTCTGCAGCTCTCTTTAATGATGTAGCTGTAGCCTCAGATGAAGTTTGTCCTTTATACTTATTCAATGTCATATTAAGATCTGTTGAAAATTCTTCTTTACCCGCTGCTTTTAGGATTGCAGCCATCATAACTCTAGCAGTTTCTTCTGGAACTCCAGACGCTAAGTATGAAAGATATTGGCTTTCAAAGTCTTTCTTTACTACATCAAAACTATCTGCGCCCTTAGTCTTTTCTCTAAGAGCTCCAGTAGTTGTATTTGTTGAAGCTTCTAGTGCAGCCTTGGAAAGAATGTCAAGTGCTGACGCTGCTTCTGCTGACTTTCCAGTTAGCTGTGTTAACTGTATGTCGCCAATAGTCTTAAGATTTATTCCCGCTGCTTTGGCATACTCTTTATCAATCTCATACTGTCTAGCAGTAAGAGATGCAATGTCTCTAAGTTTATCTAACGCCTTCCATAAGGCAGTTGCTGCTGGAATAATAGCTCCTAGAGCTGCACCAACTCCAGCTCCGATAGGTCCAAACATCATGCCCATAGATGCACCCATCATTGCTCCGCCTGCAATATTACCAGCAGTATTTAGTGCTCCATTGCCACCTGTTGGCATCATTGAAGCGCCCATACCTAAGCCCATCATTGCCATTGATGATCCCATTCCTGGCTTCATTAATCCCTTTATACCTTGCTTTGAAAAAGCACCCTTAACTCTAGAGAATCTTCCTCCACCAGTAACTGGTGGCCCATCAATACCTGAATTTACTTCTGCGGCAAGCATGTCTATGTCATTAGAAACATCTGCGGCTAGTCTCTTTTCCGCATTTCTTAAGTTGTCTACAGAAGCAGAAACATCTGCTGTTGCGGCAGCCATTTGGGCTTCGCCAGCTTGTGCTGCTTGTGATACTGAAGAAGACATTCTAAACAAACTCTTTTTTGTTTTATCTGCTATTGCGGAATCAATTAACTTTGTTGAAGCCTTTACTTCAGCTTTTGCAGCTGCAGAGATTCCAGCATCTACTCCATCTGTATTTATTGCTGTTAAAATTTCATTTTTTGTTTGCTCTACAACTTGATCATACTCTACGCCAAGTTGGACACCGAACTGTCTAGCAGTTGCAATAGCTGCATCTGGTCCACCATTTTTCCAAGATTCCTGGATTGCCTTAGCAACCATCTTTCCATCTGCAACACTTTTACCATAAGCCTCTGAAATAACCTTCATGTTAGCTACATGCTGTGCTGAATATTGTGCGTATTCTTCTGGAGTACTAAATAGACTCTTTATGTCTGCACCAGAAGTTCCAGATAGCGCTGCTTTTCTTACTGGAGTATTTGCTGCTTCTGCAATAATTTTTCTTAAATCTTGTTCGCTGGTTCCAGCTGGAGCAATTGTAGTAGGCATTGCTTCACCCATAGCTCTTTGTAATGCAGCGGCTGGACTACTTTGAGCAACATATGTTCCAAGTGTTCCTAAGTTTCCAACATCTTTGCTTGATATTCCAAGCTCTGTAGACATTCTCTTTCTTCCACCTTCGTTAACATAGTGTGAGAATTCTGATCCGCCTGGCATAAATCCGCCTCTTGACTGGAACATAGCTTGCGGTGCAAACTTTCCAGATCCACCAGCCATCGCTGCACCAGTTGCTGCTGTTTCCTGAACGGACATCAATTCAGTTATAGACCTAATAAGTCTATCAATTTCCATTCTTGCTACTTCTGTTGCTCTTGCTTGATCATAAAAACTATTAGACATACTATCCGTAGATAACTTGCTTGCCATTACCTTTTCATTAAGAAGCTCAAACCCCTTGGTTCCAGTAAATAGTCTGCCCATGAATCCAGCAGCCTTTGTTAAGTATCCAAAGAAGTTTAAGAAAACACCAGATAACATAATAAGTGGACCCGCTAGTCCTACGACTACTCCAAGGATTGTCATTATGTTTTTAATTCCATCTGGCAATCTATTAAATCCATCAAGAAGCTTGTTGAGTACTCCTAGCACTCCAGAGAAGATTCCTAGGAATCCTTCACCGACTCCCGCCATATTTGCCTTAAATGATTCTAATTGACGTGCAAACTTTCCAGAAGCTGACTCTGTAAGAACACTTAATTCTCGGTCAGCAACATTAGCTAACTCTACAGTTGAAGCTTTCATAAGGTCCATAACCTGAAGGGTCTGGCTACCAGATGCCCCTAAGTTATCAAACAATGCTGACATACGTGCAAACTGGAACTTTCCAAATAGTTGCTCGATAGCCTTAGACTTTGAAAGTGGGTCAAGTTTTGATAAAGCTATCTGTAATGCCTGTACTGTTCCAACTAGGTCTCCTGCATTTTTATTAACAAGTCCCTGGATATCAATTCCAAAATTATTCATAACTTCTGTTGTTTGCTTTGTTGGGTTAATGATAGAAGCTAGACCAGACTTAAGTGCGTTGGCTCCTTCTGATGCATTGATTCCACCTTCCTTCATAGCTGTAAGGAATAGCGCTAGGTCTTTTACATCTCCGCCCAATGACTTTACAACGGGACCTGCTTTAGGGATAGCTATAACTAAATCTTCTAGGCTTGTTGAAGTTTGGTTTTCAACAGCGTTAAGGAAGTTAATAGACTCACCTAATTCTTGTGTTGAAAGATTAAATGCATTTTGTAATGAAAGTGTTGCAGACATTGCAGCCTGTCTATCAACTTCACCAAGTACTGCAAGTCTTGTTGTTTCTGCAACTGACTTTAAAAGATCGTCTCCAGTTTTTCCTGTAGCAGCAATATCAGCAGCAAGGCCGATTGTGTCCTGCATAGGAGCACCAAGATCTGCTGCAAGAGTTCTAGCAAGCTCAGTTGTCTGTGCTCTGATAGCGGCTATCTCTCCAGATGTAGCCCCACCAATATCTCCATAAACCTTTGCAAGTCTTGTGAGTTGCTTATCTACTTCTTTAAATGCTGTAGCGGCTGATGCTGCAAACATTGTGAGTGGGACAGTAAGACCGACTGTAAGCTGACGACCAGCCCACTGTGTATTTTTACCTAAATTAATAAGTTCTGTGGAAACGCCTTGAATAGACTTTCCAATAATTTTAAATGTTTCAGACTTTAGAGCCTTCATTGTGGCTGGGTCTAAACCGTCTAAACCAGTAGGCGTAGACAATACATTTCTTGTTTGTCCTTGTGGCCCAACTGTAGTAGTAAGTACTGATCTTTGTAATCTAACCTGCTCTTCAGCAAGCTTTCGGATCATACCTCTTTGCCCCTTAACCTGAGTATTAAATTCTCTAAAGTAGTCCTTTAGCTTTAATCTACCTTGGTCTAGGTGCTTTCCAAATTCTCTTGTTTCGTTTGTTACGTCTACGAATGAAGAAGACCACATACGACTGTTTTTCATTCCCTCAATAAATTGCTTATTAAGTATGTCTAATGAGCCAAATGATGAGGAACCCAGTCCTTGCAACTGATTTTGTAGTACGCCAATTTCTGCATTAGCCCTTTTAATTTCACCGATTAAATCGGAAAAATTGGCATTAGCATTGAAACTAATTACTACTTGTTGCGCCATGTGTTAATTATCCCAGATTTCGTATCCCAGACCCATTCCAATACCGAAGCCTTCTTCTCTAGCTAGAGAACCTGTTAGGCCTGCAATATCGTTAGATTCTGGGTCGTCTCCGAGAGCTTCCCTTCTTACATCGTCAAACGATTTGGATTCCCCGTCACCATTTCCGTCAAGATCAACACCCTGAATAGCTGCAAGGAACTTTTTATCCTCGTAGTCTTTTCTGTTCATCTCTTCGACAGTGGCAATGAGCTCCGTCAACGATATATTTTCTTCTAGTTCTTGGTAACTTTTCCAAATACCTAAAAGAAAAACTTTTGCTTCTAAGGCAGCAAGATCAAGATCTTCCCAAGTCTGTGACGACTTAGTTTTATCGGTTAGTTCTCCCCAACCATCTTGCTCGCTGCCGCTATCAAATTTGGGTCACCAAGTTTGATTCCGCCGCAAACTTCCATGATCTTCCAAATAGTTGGAACATCAAGCGCACCTTCAAGTGCGTCTGGGTCTGATGCTAGCTCTGGCAAAGTACCTCTGAGGGCAATAGCGCTTGCCTTTAAAAATATATCAATTGCTTCGTCTTCGGTTTTAACGTTGTCAAGTCCTGCAACAACTCCCATAAATTCACGAAGTGCTTTAATTGGGAGCGGCTTTAATATAGCCTTATTCCCGTTTTGTAGTTCAATCTCTACGATATCGTATAGCTTGGTAGCCAATAGATGACCTCCTAAATAGTCCTTATTATTATACCAATAAACAGGTTAAAAAGACAAGGCCCCAGTTTCCTGGGGCCAAGGCTTTAATTAATCTAAAATTAATTTAGTTCAGACGATCTACGATCTTGCCGTATGCATCTGAGTATGATGGATCTCCCAAGAGACGGAATGTCACTGGGAAAAGAGTAGCTTCATTACGCTTCAATGAGTGTGATGATGATTCTACTGAAAGAACACGACGTGCGTAGTAAATACGCTCACGGTCATTATTGCCTGTTGAAGTTCTAGGAGCGTTACCGACTGCTACTAGAGCACGTTCAGTAGGCTCTTCGTTCAAAGCACCGATACCAAGAAGAATTGACTCTTCTGCTGTATCTGCGCCAGAATATTGCTCTTGCTTTAGACCGAACACGATAAGAAGATTCTTAAGTGTTGCCTCGGTAAATGTTGTCTTGAGCATAACTCGCTGTGAAGACTTGAATAGTTTTGCAACGTCGAGTTGCTGATCTACTTCTACCTCACCATAAGTTGGTTCGTACATAACTTCTAGACCATCGGATGTAAATCCTACGTTGTTCCACTTTGTGCTATCAAGAGCCTTTCCAGCTGCTGCGTTAGCTGCATCGTTGAAAGAACCTGTTGTTGTTACTGCGAATGGATCTGGAATTGTATAGCCAGCGACAGTAGAATCTGACTTTGTAAGAAAGATATTTGCTGCGCCGATAATAATATTACGGGTTGTTGCCATTTTTTATTTTCACCTCCTCCTTTCGGATATTGGGGTTTGCGACATTTCCTCAAGATCAATAATACTTGATTCGGGGTTATTACGCAAATCTTCCCTCCGTATTTAAATCTCTAGAATAGGAATACATAATTGCTATGTCTGCTTCTAGTCTCCCGTCCAGTTCCTCGGCTGGATTGGGAGAATTTGCCTCTGTTAGGGCAAAATAATGGTACCTAAATGGACTATTGGTATTTAGGGTTTTAACGTACTTGTTTAAGTCCTTTGCGCTATCATCAAATCTTCTAAATAGGTCAACCATCAAATTGGTGATGGTTAGAACCTTTGAGAATGAATTTGAGTAAATTTTAAATGTTAGTCTTTCTTCACAGATCATCCAGTCTGTTCCATATCCTACTGTATCAAGGTCATAGACGATGTAGGGTAGAGGGTTTGCTCTATTTAATACAAACTTGGTCTTAAATATGTCCTGCTCTTGAGTAGGCATAATTGGGATATAGTTCACATGGTTGTCATCTCTATAGTCAGATGCAAGCATAACTCCAGCATCCTGTAGCTCTTGCCAAAGCATCTTTCTAATCTCGTATACTGCACCTAATGCGTAATCAGCCATTTATTGCTCCGTCCGCCTTGTACATTCTTGTAACCTGATTTATATGCTTTGCTGAATTACCCTTTGCCATCTTAATAAATGTTGAAGGTGTTGATCCATTTGCTACCGCCGCTGGCATGTCTAGCCCTGCAGCCTTCTGTGCCAGCTCTAAGCGCTTTAGAATGCCAGACTGTTGAATATCAACAAGGAATCTTGCTGAGGTCTGAAAACGGCGCAGATTTTTTGCATAAGCACCTTTAACAAACTTTCCACCTGGGGATTTGATAACTACACTCTTTGATTTAGGGATAAATACTGGGTCTCCGTTTTTTGAATAAAAGAATAGGGCGCTAGCGTTCTTTGCTCTAATTGTTACTGGCTTTCCTTTTTCCATTACCTCTGCATTAAAAGTAAACTTATGTCGTCTCTTTGTACCTGGAGTTAATGGTACATATGTTCTTGACTGTCTAAAATCTGAATTGATAGCAATGACTCCTGGCTTATATGTAGATTCTATCTTCCATAGTCTTCCAGTAGGCTTTCCTAATTGTCCCCACTCGTATACGTGATGCATTGATGCTGGGCTAAGTCTAGCTTCCTGATCTATAAAAGAAGATAAGGATCTCTTAGCTATGCTAGCAAAAGCCATGCCAATCTCGTGATTGATTACTGCTTCTTTAGGAGCTTCCGCAACTCCTTGTATATAAGCCATAGAGTTGTTAATCGCTGCAACTGCATTTGTTTTAATTTTAATTGAGGGCATTTTGAATATCGCTCCTCTGAATTGTTGTTTCATATTCAAGGATCTGGCCAAAACCGTCTATGATAGGTGTTGAGCCAACTATATCAAATATCGTAGCTGGATTACCAGAGATTTCTGCTTCTTCCCATAGGATCTGATTATTCAAATCTCTTACATTGGTTATCTTAGCATTACGGGGAAGCTTTACAAGAGTCATTACTTTTAGGATCTCTTCAACCATATATCTAGAATCAACAGTCTTATCATTGGAAGGACTTCTAACTCCAGAAGAAATGATTGATTTGGCTAGGCATGGTAGTGTCTCTGTGTATATCCATTTTCTTTTTATCTCTCCGCTATTAGCGTCCTGAGAAGTCTGAACTCTATATACATCAAGGTTCATAGCATATTTAGCCTCGACTGAATATGAGCCAATCATTAAATTACCGCCATATTTGTAGTTTTAAACTCATCTAGGAGTTTATCTACGTAGAAATTACCTGTCCCTCTGAAAGCTAACTTTGAGAACTGCATATCTGTATCACCGAACGAGATACTGTTAACGTATCTAGCTCTCCAAATATTATCCTTGCCAAAATAATCCTTCATCAGCATAAGTGTGGCTGCCTGTACTTTTTCTGGAACGGACTTCCATCCAAAGACTCCAGTTACATCGTATCTGTATCCCCCATAAAAACTTCCATATGATGGGTATACAATATCTTTCTTACCACCCTCATTAATATCTTCATCGCTTACAATTCTAATTGAATGGTTTGTGTCAGTAATATCTACATTAAAAGAAAATACATTTACATTTGCCACCTTATCAATAACAATCTTGTTATTCTCTGAAAGCTTTGTAAATGAGATAATCCTATCCCCAAGATAAAGAATATCTGCGTCTTGGCCATAGGCAGATAGTGTCTTTTCATATCTACCAAACCGTACACCAGTATAATTTTCGATCATGAAGCGGGCAAATCTTTCAGCTTCCGCCATTTCGTGAAAAGCTTTATGATTATTATCGCCCTCTTCACGACCAAAATGAAGCTTTGTATAGGCCTCTGAAATTGAAATATATGGAGTTACTACATTGTAGTAATCTACAGTAGTCATTGCATTTGCGCCTACTGAATAGGTCCATACAACTTTAATTAACTTATCGGTCATGACATAATTATCTAGTAATGAGAATCCATAGTGTCCCTCATCATCTAGTTCTGGCAAGCCAAATCCGCTAAATAGTTGAACGTCTGTTTCACCGTCGTAGATAATTACTACTGGGTTTGAATCAGCTGCTACTAGTTCACCGTCTTTATATATGTCTAGATATATTTTTTGGGTGATCCCTGTGTATAACTCCATTTATGCTCTTAGGAGTAAAACTCCTGAGCCTCCTTCGGCGTGGCAAGGCGAAAGCCCTGTTGAGTATCAAATATTTCTTGCGCCTTCTTCTCGGTCATCACAATAAATGGATTATCCTGAGTAAAAGTAAATTCATTAACATCGTATCTAGGGTTCATTCGTTCCATCTTTACTAGAACCTGGCCTACCCCTGGAGTCGCTGGAGATGATTTTGTAACACGCTCATCGACCTCTACTTCGACCTTATCGGCCTCTGTAAATTTAGCATACATATCGTAGCTAACACCCTCTTCGGCTAGAAGGGCGATTAAATCTGCTTTATTTTTAGCTGTTTCATGCTCTACGGCAAAAGTCTCAGCTACCTTACGAAGCTCATCAAGCTTCAAACTACTAAAAGACATTATTTCTCCTCTCGTCTTTTCCTTCTAATTATAGCACCAAACATGACTAAAGGGGAGCCCTTTCGGACCCCCCTATAGACTATTTAGTTGTGTGTGCTGTTATGCAGAAACTTTTACGTTCTTTACAACAACAAATGCCTCTGGATTTTCGATTGCACAACCTGTTCTTACGAACATTGTGTACTCGATTGTATCCTTCTTAGGCTTGAATTCACGGTAGACCTGAATCTCACGCTTTACGCCAACAACTAGGTTGTTTGCGAATGTAAGATGGATGTCACCATGATCTCCTGTAGCACCTGAGTAATCGCCGTCCTTTGTCTCATCGATCAAAGGTACTTCAACTACTGGAATACCGAATGCGAATGGAATTACGCCTCCTGGAGCACCTGCTGGACCATTTGGGTTACCACGAAGAATTGAAGACGCAATGTCTTCAGGAGTTCCGCCGTTACCGATTGTAGTCAAGTTGTATAGGTAATCCTGTACCAAGTTAGAACCAGTAAAGAACTTAAGTTCGTTACGGCGCTGCTTGTACTTACGTGGCATTGCCTTGATTGCGCTGTTGAAAACTGCCTTTGAAATTACTGCACCGCCTGCGTTTACAACGTTTGCTGACTCTAGTGCTAGTGCACGGAATCCCTTAAACGCTGACATCAAACCAGTACCTGTACCAAGACCGTTGATCAAAAGATCTTCGATGTCGTTACCTGCCTGAGTTGCCATTAGGCGAGCAATGTGATCCTCAAGATCAGTTCCTTCGATGTTGTCTTCAAGAGCTTCGCTTGAAAGTTCCCAGTCAAGACGTAGCTTCTTTGTTGTCAAAGAAATCTTTGTGAATGTGACTGCTGCATTAGCACCTGTTTGTGTTGCTTCTGTAGCTACTGTCATCAATCGTGTACCAACTCCAACCTTATCAATGTCTGCTGTGTTAGAACGCATGCGAACTGTACGAGCTGCACGGGCAAGGATGGTAGCATCGAACATGTAGTCGATGAAGCGGTTAGCTTGGTCTGCATTAAGAAGACCGCCATTTCCTGCTCCAACGTCTGTAGTGTCTACTACTTTTTGTAGAATATCGCTCATTTTATTATTTCACCTCTTTCCTTTTTCTAGAATTAGTAAATGTCACGGACGCTGAGGAAATGCCCGCCCCACTTATTGTTTGTTTTTGTTATTTTAACATCTGACCCGTCCAGATCAGAAGACTTTTTGATTGCTGTTTCGCTCTCAACACCGTCTACACGCTTCTCAACTGATGAGATGTGTGACTTAATGTTATTAACGACCTCTGCGAGCTCGTTATACTTTGTTGTAACTTCTGCAATCTTTGCATCAACCTGAGTAGTAAGATTAGATACTGCCTCCGCTGTTGCTGTTTTTGTAATTTCCGCTGAGAAAAATGCCTTCATATCGTCAAACATCTTCGCAAAATCAGTTTCTTCAACTTCTACTTCTGCAACAGGTGCGCTTGCTTCTTCGGCTGGCGCTGCTGCCTCTTCTGTAGGTGCTGTTTCTTCTGTTGGTGCTGCTGGTGCTTCCTCTGCATCTGCAGACTTTGTAAGTTCAGCTTCAGTTACCTCTTCGACATTAGCTACTGCTTCTGTCGTTACTTCGTCCTGTGTTATTGTATTTTCTGCCACAGTAACACCTCCTTCGGTATTTGAATTATTTTGCTCAGACTTTTCAACGGCCTCAGACAAAACACCTCTCGATTGCTTGTAGGCATCAAGAATTCTGTTAATCTCGTTTGACTTGTTTGTATCAGATGTTTCGACCCAGCCAATGTTCTCAAGAACTCTGTCTGTTGTTGGTGACTTAAATTCTGATTCCTTTGAAAGGAAAACTTCATCTGATGATGAATCATAAAAAATGTTTTCTACTTGTACATCTGCTGCAATACCTGAAAATGTATTTCCGTCTGCAGTCTTCTGAATTGAAAAAATATTTGAAAGCTGATTTGCTGGATTATCTACTAGTGAAAGTTCTGTAAGGTCATATTCCTTGATTACACGAATTGACTTATCTAGCTCAGAGTTAAATTGATTATCGGTCTTCTTTACATTCCCGCCGATTGAGAATCCTGAAAGAGTTCCATCAAGAACTTTCTCCCAAGTATCTTGTGCGCCCTTTGAAACATATACATCTACAAATATTCCACTGTGCTCTTTACCGCTCTTCTTATCGAAGAAAGTTTCCTTACGGA